TTTTCAACTGTTAATTTCATTTCTACCTCCTTAATGACTATCACTTCGACGCGATGAAAGATAGTCTGCGGACACTGCTTTCAAAATTAGTCTGCCAATTCTTGGCGAGAAACATTCTTCTAAAGGTGTAATCACAACACCTTCACGACCTTTGTAACTACACTGTATACTACTGCTGTCTGCGATTGTAGTTGGACCATCTACAAGCTCCTCAACTATCTCATGAAAATAAGGCCCTGTATAAAGACGTGGTACAAGAGGTATACAGAATCTAGTACAATAATAAACTACCTGATCCCAAGGCAGGTATTCACCATTAACCGAAATATCAAAGACACGATAACCTTCTCTACCTCCAATGCCATAGTCCATAAATTGAACTTTTGAGCCAAATATCTCTCCGAATACAATTACATCATGCTTGCCTTCACTTATGCATGACAGCATAATTTTCATATCATCAGTTAATGGCTTCCAATATATTGATGGTCTACCACTATCATCCTCAGGCTTCAAAACTGTTTTATGAGAACCACAAAAATGCTGACCACCAATCAATCCAACTCGACTATTAGTTCCATGAATCTTTTCAGTAATTCTAACATGCAAACATTCTGGGATTGCGTCTCTATACTTTCGCCAATGTTCAATATCGGTATAAGTATGAAATCTAATATCGCCCTTTTCCTGTAAACCAGAAGAATACCACTGAGGCTCAGAGGGCTCAAACTTTACCCCATGAAATCGTGCTGTCAAATCTGTGCCCGCCGGCACGTTTACTTTTAGGATAAATCCAAAAGACGGTATGCCACGCAATCGAATTGCACTGACACGGCAATTTGACTTCTGAAATTCACCTGGAAAAACAGCCCCTTTTAAATACTTGGCAACTCCTAACTGAGTGGCTATCCTTTCTGGGATCAAAATATCAGGGGGAAAGTATGCTACAATATCACCAGCGGCATATTTTCCTTTTTGGTCACAAATTGTATAACCGCCAATGTTGATAATATCAAGCTTATCGGCATTAGGATGCGGTTTTACAGACTCGATTACAACTGCTTCAATTTTCAAAGTGCTCATCAATTTTCTCCGTATGAGACTACTTAATTGTAGCACATATTAGGAAAAAGTCAAGCAATTGACCCAATCAATTTTTCTATAGCGTCAACAAAATGTTTAGGTTCATCAGTATCAATCAATAAATGTCGTAGTCTTTCAACATCATTCAATTTATTGCGCATTGCCTTTAAATAATCTGGATTTTCCACCAGGTCTAATGCTTTAACCGCACACTCCTCAATATTTGAAGTTATCAGCCAATTCAAATCAACCCGTCGTGATAACGCCGAAGATGCTCTATTTGCAAACTGAGTCCCTTCAATCGTTACAACCGGACAACCAACAAAAAATGAATCAATTATTGTATTATAGCCACCAAATGGATATGAGTCAATGGTAAATGCAGCCTTTTCCATTTCACTCAAATACTCATGATATTTTAGGTTAGTTTTATACCGCCAATTATCGACTCCAAAAAATTCATTCAAATGTTTAACAAAATAAATGAGATTATTATATTTCCCAATAGTCCATGAAGGGAAAAATTGAAACTTTACAGGCTTCGATGCTAGTCGTTGAATTGCGCGAAGCATACACAACATCGGGTAATTGATTTTATGCGTAGTCCAACAACAATTGATCCAAATAGCCTCCCTATCAACAGGCTCTTTTCTAGTATATTTAGGGTCAACCGGATGGCACCCAAGGCCAGGGATCAATACAAGTTGTTCATCATAATTTTCTTCAGCAAGATCTGCCCGCTCAACTTCTGCGCCACCGATAAAATAATCAATCTGTGAACCAAAGGTGCTTACAGGATGACCGTAGCCTGTTACCATGACAGGCGCAATTCTTAAATTAGACAACCATATTGACTCAAAATTCATTCCAATATCTGGAAAATATGCAAGTTGAAAATCATTTTCTTTGATAGCTTCAATATCACAACCCATAAAATTAGGAGTCATTGGTACTTTTAACACGGATTTAAAATGTGATGTATCTACTAGATTCTCATTTTCACCAAATTGTACCAACGTTAAATCATACTTTTCAGCAAGAGCATGAACTTGAGGTGCTATACTCTTATAGACAGCTGTAGTCGGCTGCCAACGACCGGTTACAATTGCAATGCTATTTGCCCGTGGCTTATTATTAACAGTGACTTTAATCTTCTGTGCAACTTGCTTGTTCAATAAATTTTTTACAACACGTGCCTGTTCAGGAGCAAAATAAGACACCTGAAAATATAAAGGCGAAACCCTACAATCACGCAGTCTAAAGTCTGTAGGTATCTCATGATATTGTCTCACCATCCGTTCATGGACTTCAGGTGTTAGGGAGCCCGGCGAAGCAGTTTGATACGAAAGCCACCATATAGAACCATGTACTGGATCAACACTAATAAGTCTATCAATTGGGACCTGAGTAGTATTGTAAGCTGTCAACAATGGGAGAATACGATAATAATTATGCTGTTGATTTAAAACATGCCCCAGGGCACTGTCAGTTGTCTCATAACTTGACATTGCTACAACATTAGCAATAAGATGACTTAGATTGGTAAATGGTAGGATGAATTTAGATGGAAGTTTAAAATCAGGTCTTGTCCAAATATACAGACAGGTTGCAACAAACTCTTCTAATTTCAATAAGTCTTCACGTGAAAAACCACCGTACCAGACTTTATTGAAATGAATCAATACATCCAAAAACATTTGACATACTTTATCAAAACGTTTTTGCATGTAATGCTGCAAAGCAACTTTTACATCAAAATCATAAGTCTTTTGCAACTGTGTCATAGACATATAGTCCATCTTTCCACAAAACTAATATTTGTTTATAAGGCACACCACACTGTTGAATTTCTCTGACAATATCATGTGCTCGCCAAGGAGTAGTAATTACAATTGTTCCAGGAGATTGATTCAGTAGCCAATTCACCGACTTAATTTCTTGACCTGTACCAGGAACATGCCTACCGACTTTATGTTTGTCTGAATCAACAACAAATGGAGAATATATTTTGAAAACATTTAAGAATGCTGCAGATTTACCGGTGCCACCCCAAAAATAGATTGGAGAAGGTATAGATGCAAGTTTCTTTGCAACAGATTTTAGGACTAAATTTGATATGTCCTTAAAATGTCTTGCACTATTGTGATAATACTTTATTCTATTGACATCACACTCAAATGTACCAACTAATACTTCATCATTATAACAAACTTCTATTTCTAATGGCAAAAAGCCAGATATATCAAATAACTGTCTAAAACTAGATCTTGTAAAATTAGATACATGCTCGTATAAAAAATCAGACATGCGACCTAATCGTAAAGCCTTATCAATGCAAGGCACTTCAAATAGTACCATTGTTTTAAGGTCATATTCACCGGCCCAATAAGAAATTTCCGATACAAAATCACGTGGTTGAGCCATATGTTCTAATACATGCCTACAAACAAGAAGCAATGGCCGAAATCTTTTCAAATCACGTTCAGGAATAAAATAATCACGTTCAACCCAAAAATCATCTATTTTACTAGCATCTATACCAGGCTCAAAACCTATACATTTAGCTTGCGGCATTTTACTTTTTAATAGACTAAAAAATTGACCATCACCACAACCAATATCAATGACATTACCTAATTCCCAACGCCCACGGAAGCGCATCAACATGCTAATTACATGTTGTAAATGTAGTACCCACCCACTTCCACTATTATACATAAGATTTGAATCTTCACCATACGGGATAAGTGCGTAATTGAAATCTGTATTATAGACATGTGAACAACAAGCACATTCAACAAAGTTCATAGGATATCGTAAGGCATTCCTTGCACCAGGGGCTGTTATCGGAAGATTCAATGCCGATAGTGGTTGTGGGCCTGGATTAAAAACAGGGAAATATCGTTTATTACCACATACAATGCAATTTGTCATTCAATATTGCCTTCGTAATCTTGCTCAAATGTACCCAATGTCATTAATTCTAGCCGTCTATTATCACGCAAAACTTCTAAGACCCGTTCGTCAGTTGGTAAATGCATCAAATCAACTATTGTCGCGCCGAGATTCAAATCTGTTCCAAGCCGATGAATCCTATCCTCAGCTTGCATCCTGGATTCAGGCGCGTAATCATTAGAGTAAAATACTGCCATGCGTGCTTCAGTCAATGTTAACGACATGCCACCTGATCTTGGGTGGGCAACAAAACAGACCCGTGCATGGCTTGTAGTATCAGCCCAATAATCTAATGGTTTCTCATCTGTCTGTTGTCCATCATGCCTATAAACTAGCCAACCACGACCATCAACACGAACTACATCCCATTTATGCTTCAAGCAATTACGAGTAACTCTATCTACTGAACCTGTAAAGCCAGTGAATACTACCATGCGTCCACATTCTTCATTTTCATCCAACAGATTGATTAAGGCTTGCTCTTTTGGACATGGTACTTCTTTTACCGTTCGTTCATATTTATCGATTTCGCCAGTACCATGACAAGTTATGCATGTTAGATCCATTTTCTTTAGAGTCGCCACATACTCAGCATCCAGCATATCAATCATTGTAAATACACGTTCTGAGTCATTTGGATCGACCCAATACTCACATGTACATTTCCCCTTACATACTGGGCAAACCATTTTACCAATGACTTTATTTCTATACTGGAACCCATCACTTAATTCTCGCAGCCATGTTAATCCAGTAATAGTATTGGGTGCAGTTTTTAAGAGAGTATTAGCAACTCGCAATGTGGCAGGTGTAGGCTTACACCTAATCATACGATAACGTTTATCAGGTAAATCTAAACAATCTTTTTTATGTTTTACAATAGCAAGACCCTTCAGACGTTCATACAAGAAAGCTACTTCATTTTTACACGGGAAAAACACATGTAGATCCTTGTCTGTCTCAATAACATCTGCTAATACGCCTATTAAATGCTTATGTTTGCCTTGATCTCTATATTCACCACAAATCTCACATTTTTGTTCATCATCACGCCAACTGACTAATTGAAAAAATGAATTGCCAAGAGCACCTTCTTCTTTGCGATGAATACCTAATCTAAACTTGAAGGCGTCAACAGACCCTTCGCGTAAAAACCCAGGCCAAGTAATTTCACTCTGACTCCACCAATCAACAGGTGTTTTTGGGGATGGAGTACCCGACATTAAAATAACATAGCCTTCTAAGCCCCAATCTGTGCGTATACCATCAGCCAAGGCTTGAGCAGCTTGTGTTCTTTGTGCAGTCGCTGTTTTTAAACGAGAGGATTCATCCATGAACACTCCCATTGGTGCTTTATCACCTGATTTCCATAATGACATACGCTTCACTAGACCTTCGTATGTCATAATTTCAATATCAAGATTAGAACTAATATTCCATTTCTTAAACTCACGTTCAATAGCATATAAACCTGATTTCGGCCCAATCCACCACCACTTAGGCTTACCAGATCGCTCCATCACTTCAATTGCTGAAAGACTCTTTCCACTGCCGAGCGCTGCTGCAAAAATTTGATAATGATAAGTCAATCCAGCATCAGACATATCACATTGATGTGCCATTAATGGCCTATCATAAGTATGCCGTTGCAATGGTTGATCAAACCATTCATATGGATTTTCACCTGTTAAGCATCTTAACTGAAACCAATTCCTAAAACAATTCTCAACCGACCAAACTTTCTTAGGCGGATCCTCATACCCATGCCATTTTGCGCCGCGCATTGCTTTAATCTCACCCTTCAATGCGAAGGGTGATTTCAAAAATTCAATGCGTGAATTTGTTACACAAATACGGGATGGTACTTTAATCAGTCCACCAGATTTTGTTTCAGTTATTAATTTAATATCAAGAGGCGTATTTAATGGTATAGGCATTTAAATTCCGATCCAAACATAAAATAAACTTGATTAATTATTCTCATAATCATCCTCATCATCTTCATAATCATCTTCATAATCATCGTCAAACTCATCATCCTCAAACTCATCATCATCAAACCCATCCTCAAACTCATCAGCATCAAACTCATCGTCATCAAACTCATAATCATAATCATCAAATGTCATAGAATTACTCCAAATAAAAAGTGTTATCTGATACCTGACGTTTAGAACGTCCAAAAACATCAGTTAACCCAAATTGAGTAAACTGTAAATACAATTTATCAAAACAAGCGCGTATCTGTGTTGTTTGCTCCACGCGACACCCACGTCTAATTGCCTGTTGCCAATCAAACAATGTACCACCTACAATACCCGCTTGTACTCCTCGNACTAAAGTATCTGTAGCCACAAACGGCATACCAGCTAATACTTCCAATATACCAANNATATCATATTCNTCAGCAACAATCAAACAAATAAAATGAACAATGTCATAAATTTTTTCTGCATCTTTGACACTTGCAGGTGTATTTTTATCCTTAAATGAAGCTAAAATTGAAAGTAAATGTGGCAAACCAACTAAACCAACTGAATCTGCAGCTCTAGAAGGTGAATATCCTAATATATTCGTACAAGTAGATAGAAACATGCCTTGATTTAATTGTGGTGTAGCAATAATTGCAGCACTTGGCATCATGGGTTCCAATATGCTCCATTAAATAGATTTCGGCAGGCACCTACACTTCCACGCCAAAAAACATACTCCACATTAGCACTCTTAAAAATTTCCTTAGCCATCTGTAAATCTTCTTGCCATCTACTAGGAGTCTGATCAAGAGCATCAGCATGTGATATAACACGCTTAACACCAGAAAGACAAATAGCTCTTGCACAATCTGTACATGCCGCCCATGGACAAACCATGATAGCTTCATTTGTTGGAAAACCTAACCTAGCTGCTTTATAAATCACATCCCGCTCAGCATGTTCAATTATCTTATATTTCCTCGCCCGATCTGTCAAATCTGCAGGTGATTTAGGATACCCAGGCAAGAGGTGATTAACACCATATAGAATCTCCTGTTGTGATGGATGAATTAGTAAAGCACCAACCTGCGTACTGGGATCAGGGCTAATCTCAGCAGCAAGATTATAGGCAAGCCGCATATATGCCCTAATTGATTCATCATTAAATTCATTATTCATTGGGAGCCCATTTCAAATAATTATGAGAAGCAAGTATTAACGAAAGCAAGTCAATAAATAACACGTCCATCATTTGTAATTGAAGTGCATATGCACACCAAAAAAGATTGCCAACTATACTAAATAACCAACCAACTCGATTCTTGTACCCTAACAAATATAAAGCTACAAGAATCAATACATTACCAATCCAACCTAGTGTCATAAGATAAAAGATGGGCCAGTCTCCTGGCCCATCGTCCTTTAGTCAATTAACATGGCGGATTGTTTAGAACTGCATCAAACCAAAAACGGACTACATCAATTGGCCAAGACAGCAATTGAATCAAATCACTAGTCGGTACTGAACCAGAAAAAGCGTATTGAAACGTAGCAGAAACAACATATCCACTGATGTAGGCACCTAAACCAAAGATGCCTAATGACTTATATTTTCGCATTTAAATTATCCTCGAATCTTGTTAATAATTGAAACAACCAAATCATACGGCCACTTTAGAGCTGGTACAAATGCTTCTTCAAGGCCTAGCTCACCTGGTAAAGCCAAATTTATGACAGCAGTTTTCGCAACCTTAACTGCAGCCACAGTAAGGTATACAACACCAGCATAAAACAATACAGTAACCATAATTAAATCCCCTTTTCAATACACGTAAGAATAAATACTAGTCCACAAAGATAAAGTGTTAGACCAACATGCAACAAGATACAGTCCTAACGCATTAAAGAGTCACTACCTCGCGCGACGCTTCGTAGTATCTTCGTCAACCTTTTCAATAGTGGAACTCTTAGTCTCCATGAATCGAACGATTTCACTTTTAAGAACCTCAATTGTAGGCAAATTAGTAAATGGAGTAGAACAAGGTACTGCAACAGGAACATGCCAGCCCCAATTACCCTTCTTCACATACTTAGCCTTTAAAGTACATGCTAGTGGACCATGCGATTCAACTGGCTTACCGGTGCGGGCTTCCAATGTTTCTGCTGCCTCTTTGGACAGTGGCAAAAATTGTCCAATCTTTCCAGCTTCATTGCGCATTGACTTTGTGCCACAAAACAACTCATAAAACTTACCGGTACTTCGTTCAAAAATGAGGAAAGTGGGCCCATACATACACCCAGAATCAGCTTCTCCAGCCAGGGCCTTAATTTCTTGAAACTTCTCAGTCTCAGGGTCAAAAGACGTGATGATGGCATCCCTGTCCCGTAAATCAATTGCCTTTGCACGGCAGCATAGAGGAATGACATCAATCTCTTCGCCAAGATCCTCNATNTGATCNTCACCCTTAGGCACACCATAACGACCTGGACGAATCAAACCGCGATCTACATACTGCCCTTTAGTGTACAATTGAACACGATCAATAAATTCACTACCCTTTGCCAGCTCATTAAATACTTCACAAGATAGATCTAATCCACCCGATACAATTGCTGGTAACGCTTCGACAAAATTAGCTGGAACAATTTCATTCGACATAAATAAATCTCCAAAAAGGTTAAATAAAAACTACTACACTTAACACTATCATATAATTTTTACTTGTCAAGTCATTATCTCTTTAAAATTCTTATTCTCAATTTTCATGCGCAAAGCTTGCTGTTGACGTTTTCGATCCATTTTTCTTGTCAGTGCGGCTTCATTCAATTTTAATCGCCTCTTCTCCATCCTGGCCTTAAACGCCTGACTGCTCACTGGGTCTACATGTAATATCCAAGCCAAGGCCATGCGCCATACATCGATTGGTCTTTTTAAATCATATTTTTGAATGAGTGCTGCACCTACACTGCATAAATCATAATCAAAGCTAATCTGCTTAAAAGAGCGTAAATATCTAGGTGCATCCAATGAGTCTTTAAGAAAAGTTTCTAAACAATCTCTAGCTTTAGCTTCACGATAACCTCTAATAATGCCACCACATAACTCTGCAACTACTTTACTCCGCATTACCATCGCCCACGGTAAGACTTTTTCTTGCATTTGTTTAGGCAATTTTGCTAAAGCGTATGCAGACATCAGTGATATTTGTCTTAAAGTAAGCGCCTCCTTAGCTTTATCTATTAATTGTAATAAGGCCATTACTTTTCTAACCCACGCAGATGTTTTATTAAGTTTTGCACATAAATCATCAAGACTTAGATCAGGGTTTTCTAGCAATATCCCCTTGATTACCGTAGCATATTCAGCATGAGAAGTAGTACGTTTATGAGAATTTGCATGGATCTGTAACAATGATATCTTTTCATCACTAACGTTTTCAAGTATAATACAAGGTATTTCTTGCCAACCTAAATCCCTACAAATCGAATATCTATGTACACCATCAATAATTTCAAAAATATTGCTTCTATACTGATTATCCACTGGCCTAACACAAATAGAATTCAAAAGACCAACAGATTTTATTGAATCACGTAATTCCCTATATTCCAATGTACTCCGATTAATTAGTCTCAAAAGTGTGCTTGGAAATCGAATCAATCGTATTGGAATAACTTTTATTTCGCTTTGCATATTTGGCAATTCTCACATAGGGATACAGTCAATTCCAAACGACTTTGTTCAGGATGACCGCAAAAATACGCATAACTAAAACAACGACAATCCTCACGCTTGATTGTTTCACGAATACGAAACAGGCAATCAATCCATAGAGGTAGCATAATCCATGCATCTGGACTTGTCAAAATTTCAGACTTACGGCGATACCCCTCTGGTACAGGTGGTGGCATACCCCGTTTGGGGTATATAAGTGTCCCATCCGATAATAGTCTTGGTATCGAATAGCCTGTTCTCATTTCTCAGCTCCTATTTAATATAAACGCCAAATCATAAGGCAATGTTCAATGAAATTTCTAATTTTTCATGAACATTTAGCTTTAGTTTGGCGTTTATGTTAAATAGCTAGCTAACATATTCAATAACTATGAAATCAAGTGAACAGATTGTCAACTTTTTCAAACTGTTGCCACATAATTATGCGCGAGTAGCTAACTGGTACACGCCAGAAATGGAAGTCCAGATTCTTGTCGCACAAGATGATGGTGAAGTTGTTAATGGTCGCCAAGGTGTTTATACTAGCAATGACCTACTGTATGATTGGTACAATTTTCGACTTCCAAAAAACGCGACTTCAGAACCGATAAATAACGACCACGAACTAAAATGGCCTATTGATCGCCATGTAGAAGCAATTGGCATGACTGGTTGGAATTTTATTCAAAGAAACTCTATCAGAGGTGGTTTTGATTTCGATACAATAACTGGACACGCCCGAGGTGTGGGTGTTTCACCCGACCAACTTATAGAAATACAAAAACGAGCATTAGACGTACCAGAATTACTAGTTCTCAAAAGCACCGGTGGAGGTGGCTTACACTTATACCTTGAATTTGATCCTAATCATCTACCAAATACAACTAACCACACTGAACATGCAGCTTTAATGATCGCGTGCCTACGAGAAATTTCACGCCGAGTAGGATTTGATTTTCAAGCAAATATGGATGTTGGTGGCGGTAATATGTGGGTTTGGCATAGAAAAATGACCAAAGAAAATGGCGGTCTAACTCTCATCAAAAATAACCTGCATCACGATGGCTCAACAGCTTACATGCAAGTTCCAGACAATTGGCACCTATATATTGATGTTGCCAGTGGTAAACGAACAAAAGTCAAAATTAGTGGTGCACCTACAAATGAAGAAGAAGATGTTATACAGCATGCAGCCGGAAGGCGACGGATTCCATTAAGCCCAGAGCATCGCAGAGTTATTATTGATTTACAATCATACTCAAATTTCACTACAGTTTGGAACGATGATCATCATTTATTACAAACTCACACACGGTTGCTTAAACAATATTTTGACGATCGCTCCTTAACAAGTAGTCCTTTATTAGGTTGTTTTGATACACTCTCAGAAGGCCGTGACCCTGGGCAACCCAACTGTTATTGCTATCCTGCTCAAAATGATAGTTGGGATGTTTATCGTTTTGGTAAAGGCACTCCTGAACATTCCTCTTGGCGGACATCACGTATAGGTAATACATATTGTCATTATAATAGACTCTTTTCATTAGAGGATGCAGCCTCTGCTTTTGATGGCCAACAAATTGACCTCAAAGGCAGCGGCTATGCCTTTCCAAACGGAGACGCAGCTCTTTCAACCCTTAGATCAATGGGTCAAAACTTTGAAATTCCTGATCAATTAAATGATAGACAAGTTACAATAATTAAAGGTAAAAGCAATATTCAATTAGAGATAGAACAATCTGATCTCGACCCAAAATTTGAAGGTTGGTTACTTAGACGAAAAAAATGGACCAAAATATTTAACATCAAGGTCATAAAAAATGATGATAATATTGATTACGATTTACTCGATCAACATGTAAGAGCATTAATTTCAAATGCCAAAGATGCACATGGTTGGACTATTTTCCATGACGACAATTTTTGGGTATTCACAAATAAGGATGATGCTCGCTCTAAATTAGCCTCATTAGAGATACCTGAAGTCGATAAAGTATTTGGATCATTGTTATCTAGCGGCTGGGTGATTGTTCATTTACCTTTCCAAGATGAGTTTCCTGGAAATAGACAATGGAATCTAAAAGCACCACAATTAAATTATATGCCAATGTCATATGAAGAAGATAATAGTTCTCCACACCCACATTGGGACAAGATTTTGAATCATGTTGGTACAGATTTAAATCCATACCTTCGTAATATTGGATGGGCACAACATAATGGTATTCNCACTGGTTATGACTATTTATTGAAATGGATAGCTTTAATGATTCGTGAACCATTTGACGCCCTACCTTATCTATATTTATGGGGCCCACAATGCAGTGGCAAATCTATGTTACATGAAGCTATTTCACTCCTAATGACAGGTGGTGTAATGCGAGCTGATTCTGCATTAACAAATCCAAATGATTTTAACGGTGAATTAGCAGGCGCAGTTCTCTGTGTAATAGAAGAAAAGAATATTAGTGCCAAAGGTGCCGCTGTTTATAATAAATTAAAGGATTTAGTTACATCTATTTCAATACCAATCCATGCGAAATATAAGCAAGTCTACTTGCAGCCAAATACAACCCATTGGGTTCAATGCTCAAATGCTCGGGATCATGTACCAATTTTTCCAGGAGATACCCGTGTAACAATGATTTATGTAGATCATCTTGCCAGAGAAATACCACAAAAAACAATGCTGAAACACCTTAAAGAAGAAGCACCATATTTTATGTGGACTTTAATGAATACTCAACTTCCTGATGTTGAGCATCGACTACGTTTACCAGTCGTAACAACAAGTAGTAAACTTCAAGTTGAGGGGCTTGCTAAGTCAGCCTTAGAAGTTTTTGTAGAAGAACAATGTATTACCTCGCCTGGCAATGTCATACTAGTTACTGATTTGATAAATGCCTTTCATAAATCACTACCCGCAATAGAATGTGCATCGTGGCCTACCAACACTATTGTACGAGAGCTATCACATAATTTGTTAGTTGGTAAATATCTAAACCATGGAAAATGTATTGGAAATATTCAATTCATTAATAATACTGAAAATGAAAGCTCAACTGTCGGTGAACTGATTTTAGTTGATGGCCAACTGGTGCCAAAATGAAAGATTATATTGTCCGAGTATTTCAAAGATCAAAAAATTATCCAGATCATTCATATCCTGTTTGTGATATCAGAATGAGTGGCCAACTTCCAGTTCATAGCTTAGTATTTGCAAGACAACATGGTGGAGACTTCCTTGTCATTATGTCTATTGATGAATATGAAGAGGAGATAGAGTCCAATGACTGAACCGTATGCATTAAAAGACTCAGGAACTAGAACACAATTTTCAACGGGAGCTGTGCGTGATGCACAAGAAGGCAAGGGGCGAATGGATTTATTGCCGATGCGTGCAATTATAGCTGTGGCTAGAATATTTGAGGCCGGAGCAAAAAAATATGGCGCAGATAATTGGCGTAAAGGCATACCATTAAGTAGATATTTAGATTCAGGACTACGGCATGCAATAAAATATGCTAGAGGTGATAGAGATGAAGATCATTTAAGTCAATGTATGTGGAATTTTATGTGCTTATCAGAGACACAAAGTATGATAGAAGAGGGTTTATTACCAAATGCATTAAATGATCTCCGATACAATCCTTTAGCACAACAAAATAATCCTTTAGGAATTAAAGAAAATCCAACCCTTATTAACGGAACCCAATCAAATGGCGAATGAAATAATTCATAATAGTTGTGCTCATTTTAATGGCAATTTACTTTGCGCAGTAGATGTTGAAACTACTGGATTAATGCCAGGCCATCATGAAATTATTCAGATTGCAGTTTTGCCTTTAGATTCTAATATTGAACCGGCCGCAGGTATAACGCCATTTTATATGACTATGGCACCACAATATCCAGAACGAGCTAAAAACGAGGCTTTTAGCAAAAATCATCTTGATATTACTAAACTAGCACTAGAGTCATTAGACTCATGGCGTGTTGCCGACATGTTTGAGGAATGGATCGAACGTCTTAGGCTACCCTACCAAAAACGTTTAGTACCACTCGCCCATAATTGGGTCTTTGAAGCAGGGTTTTTAATGGCATGGTTGGGGCTAGCAGGATTTAACCAATTTTGGCACCCCCACCCACGAGATACAATGTTAATGGCTATCGCGGCTAATGATAGAGCTTATATGCGAGGAGACAATATGCTTTTTCCACATGTTTCATTAACTGCTATATGCAAAAAACTTGGCATTACCTTAGAAAATGCTCATGATGCTTTACACGATGCTATTGCAACCGCTAAAGTTTATCAGAATCTACTACGTATTCCATTATTTTAAAGGGAGCGAGAAACCACCAATAGCCCGCGATGTCTAGGCCAAAACGCCTACTATCCTTCGGTGCTATTAAATACAGGTACTTTCTCGCTTCCCATTAGTTTGTAGATTCGACACGGCGCGAAATCAGTGAAGCAGCATCTATGAACTGATACTCCAAATTGCCGCAGCTGCTTGCGGCAAGCATCTGTCAGCTCAGTCTCAACTTTTTCGGTTAAATTCACAAGAAGCTCATCAAGTGGCCATTTTGTTACAACACTAACAATAGCAGCCTGCGCGATATCATTTACAGTTGTCACAACATCCCAATTTCGCTCACCAACCGCCTGCACGATATCTTTAATCGAGAACACAATCAAGGCGCCAGCGACCACTTGATGTTTATCAATTGTTACAAGTGCTTGGTTGGGAAGATTGTTCGTTTGCCTTGCGGTGACAATAATCTCGTAGTCAGTTATCAGGGGCCACACAAAATGCCAACCTGGTTTTAGCTCTCGCACTCGCTTCCCGAACACCCACTTAACGCCGCCGTGGGTTGCGCGCACGATGATCGGTCGCGGGATGAATTTTAATATCCCGTTAATAATGTCCGACAACCAGCTAAAATCCATTACCAGAGCCCTCGTGGACAATGCTCAGTCTGCATGCGAATTTTATTTAAGACAGCGGCCCCTTCAGATGTTACTTTACAACCACAGCCTCGACAACGACTCGCCTCCCGATCAAACCAATCACATTTTTCACAAAAATTCGTGTGAATTTTCTTAACGTCTTCCTCGGACCTCTCGGGCCTACCAGATTTAATCCACCGTTTTATGGCCGCCCAGTAATTTGCTGCTTGCGTTTTAAGGGCTGGATATTCAGGTGGCGTCTCCAAGACCTCTAATATCTTACCACCGCATTCTAGGCACTCTGAGAGGCCCACAGGCTTATCTACTAGGGCACAGACAGCCCGTACAATCAACTCACCGGTTGCTGACAATTGGTTGTTAAATACCCTCATCGGGCATGTCAACCAATCGGAAATAAAATGCCAAGGGTTATCCGGGTCAGGGTGGTGGCCATCCGGGCAAGCCGGCGGCTCAACTCCTGGTTGCTCTTGATACATAATCTCAAAATTAGACCCAAGTGTAGGCTGTTTATAAATTGGATTCGATGGCGGAGTCTGCTTACACAAAGATTGAAATTTAGTTAAACCTGCAATACGAAGCACGCATTGTTGGCATATATCATTTTGCACAGTATGTCCATAAGTTGTGGACATACCATGCGCACAACGATACCCATCTTGTTGACTTCCATCTCGTTCGCGGCGAATTATATGCCGTCGTTTTTCACAAGGCAGCATTACCACACCTTTAATGGACAGTGAAATGTTGCATCAACTGCTTTTTCTTCAATAGATTCATACTTTAAGCAATCACAAGATCTACAAGTATGAGAAGGGGCGTCATAAAATTTACATTTCCTACAAAATTTTGTCATCAATTCTAAAACTGCACCTGCTTCACGCTTTCTTTCAAGTGTCAAGTTTGGTACATCAACTAAAATACCTTTTCTAAAATCACGTGTATCGTGCGTAGGTTTTTGTCGGTATTCACATTCTTGACACACGCTTCTATTGACAATGTTTAAAGACTTAGGACATTGATTATGAACACACCGTGAAATAACTACTGGAACATCGCCTGTTGCTAGCACAGACTCTTGATATTCACATACATGTTCTTTCATATCATCTCCTTATTATGAATGTTCTTTTGGTGCAAAAATTTCACCGGCATTCACTTGTGGTGCATTCTCATCACCGGGCCATGACATCTCACAATCTTCAAGTCCAGTATCTGATGTGACACCAACCTTAACCCAACCTAAACCATATGGAAGAGTAGTACCAGTTGCATAGCTACCGCAACCTGCCTTTAATGCTTGAATCTCATAATACTTTTGTATATAAAACATTGCGGCCGCAAAATATGCCCCAAAAGTATGACAAAATGCATGCACCGGACCCGTACAAGGCATACCAACACCATATCCACATGGACCACCTTTACAAACTCGATAAGTTACAAGCTCCGAAGTTATGTAAATAACTGTAACTTCATAAAGACACCCATAACCATACATCGGTTGTTGACAGGCCATGCGATCCTTTTTCTTTTGTTGATCCGAGCCACCATTTCCACCTGCACCTGTATCAGAGGCAACATCTTGTTGTTGGTAACTTGTATTTCTTGCCCTTTGCCAGGCCTGAAAAACTGGATCTTCTTCTTCAATTTCTTGAAAACTGGACTCAATACATTCTAGTGTTGGATAGGTATCATCCAAATCAGATGGATGAGTATCTCCACTTGTCATAACAATAACACGGTCTCCAATATCTGTTGTGTCACCACCAGCAAGAATATGGCCAATTGGTGGTGAGACATCAAAATCATATCCAGCACCAGAATATTGTTCTTCATCCTCCAATGGAAAAATCAAAAGTTGCTGCGCGGCAGCAGGCCAGAAGAAATCATAAGGTTCAATTTCACCGGATTTTACTGGCGTCATACATTCAAAACGAACTGTATTTGTACTATTTTGATACTGAGCATTCACTATGATTACTTTTAGCGGCGTAGCACCAAATACTGGAATATCTATCTCGATGCAATCAAAAATATCTAAATCGAGATGTAATAATGGTGTCTCAAATTCCAATTTCTTCCATACATTTGCGTCTTTAATCATCCAAAAAGTAGCTGATTTCAAAATAGTATCATACGTATTCTGTGTATAATACTTTATTTCCTTCTCATGAATACCATACTTCTGAATATTATGCTTTAAAACAATAATGCGTTCAATTTTATCATCACTTTCTAACCCAGCCTCACCATTTTGCCATTTAATTACATGCTTAGTTGCAATCTCTTCCGTAGGTGTTAAAACAACACGAAACGATTTAGCAACAATGTCATCTTGTGTAAGTGTACGAACAGCTGTTGGTTCAGCGGATAAATACACAATAAAAACTACATTTGCACGTACATAAACTGCACATCTAGCTTGATAAGCAATATCCTGAATCAACTGCCAAACATTCATTCGTTCTTTTAAGAAAAAATTCGACGGGTAATTCGTAAGCAATGTTTTTACCGCATTAAAGGTTATTGTATCATAAGTCAAGTTTGTATATTTATTGAGTAGCCAAATAATGATATCCACTGGATTTGGCCCAATATCAGATGTAAATGAAACATATAAATCATCAGCCCAATCCGCATCGCGCTGACTTAAACGTTTCTCCATGCCAATTTCAACAACCTGATAGCCATCATAATCTGTTTCGTATACCGTATAATAATCCGCTGGCACTGTAGTCAAAAGAGCACGACCAGATGGTTGAGTCTTGTAAGCAGACACATTATCAACTGTGCCCGGAATCAAGCTAACAATATACAAAATTTCAGCTTCATCTTCCAAATAAACTTCTGTTCCAGCAGGCAACCAGACAAAACTAGAAGTTGGCATATCATCAAAATATTCTAATGATTCAGATGAGCCACCAGTTGAAGTTTGACTATATGAACCCTCACTATCACAATCTTCTAGATCAAAAGCAGTTGGCTCTACATACCACGTTGTTTTTGATTCATTTTTTTTCCAGTTCTCATTATAATGCCATTTTGGCGACCCATAACCACGGTTTGAAATCGCCTTACATGGATGTGCCACAATCTCGGGCCAAACTTCCTCATAATCTGGATGTACTCGACCAGTAATATTGAATATTGTACCAGAAAAAGATCCAAAAAATCGAACCCCATCAGCAACAATCGTAACAGATTCGCCTTGAGGAAAACTCTCGCCTCCACGTACTAACAAATAATTATGCTCATAAGATTCTTGTTGTTCTAGTAAATCTGCCAGTGCACAAATTTTGTTAAAACGGTCGTCTACACAATGACGATCAGGACGATAGTCTTGATACTGAGTTGATGTGACTTTACCGTCCTCGCCTGTGCCCCATTCTGTAAATTCACCAGCTGGAACACTTGGACATTGAATACGTTTTGCCTGGCAAATTCTATGAGGCAGGGTAAAATCAACTATACCCTCACCCTGTGTCAAAATACCGCGCCTTGGGGACCTCACTTGAACAGCCTGTAAATTACATACCGACCCAAATACGAGCGGCCACACTTTTCCTAAAGCATCTTCAGGAATTCTAGGAAAATGGCCCTCTTCCATCGAAAAGCCAACTTCAATTTCGTCAAGTTGCGTCAATACATCAAAATGAAATGTTCTTGCGCCTTCATCCCATTCTATAGGTGTGACTACTTTACCCTTAAAGAGCAAGAATTTATGGGGCAATGGCAATCCTTTAAAATGCTGATATACATTACAAATAGCATTATGAATATCAGTGCTATCCAATAATGATTTCAAACTACCATCAACATCGTCTAATGTTACGCTAACCGACTGAGAGTCACTGGATCCAGATAATTTTAAGGCAGTATCAAAACTACTAATTTCAACAACCTGAACTCTTACCTGCTCGCCTTCACCCTCAACTTCTTGATCAGCGTACAATACCTCAGGACCGTCTTTAATCCACTGTACACCAATAATAAACATTGGCTCACAGCCATGTTGTTTTTGCATGTAGTCCTGTGCGCTGGAAGATACTGTCCGCATTAGCTTGCCTCTTCAAATTCAATAGTTACAGTCATTGTTTCATTGCCGGGGAAATTTGCTGCACCAGCACTCCCAGTTAATTCAAATGGATTATTCATAAAATATCCAATCCACTGTGTACCATTGTGGTCAATAATTTTGACTTTTACACGAAAATAAACATTAAAAAACGCCCGTAACTCAAGGGCTTTGTGCCTAGCAATCTCGAAATCCCAAATCAGCTTTTTTCTAGCTTTACGGTGCTTTACATAGGTATACAATTTGCCGTTCATAGTCCGAACTGTACTCATAGTTGAGGTGAGTGTCCTGGAATCACCCCAATTAGGGCTCGGCATTATAACTGTTATTTGCGATGCTGGATAGGGTGCTTCAATACGGAACATAATTAAACCTATGCCGGTACAAGAATATAAGTGACACTTTCTTCTATAGAAAGTGAGTCAGATCCTGAACATGGTAAAGTTAAGATGTAGGTGACTTGATCCTGGAATACAGTAGATTCAGATTCAGAACGTAGTAAATTTAAGATGTATGCGACTTGATCCTGGATTGCAGTAGATTCACCTGGTTGATAGCCATCAAGTAAAACACCTTCAAACTCAAACCCAACATTCCAATTATCTTGTCCATCATTTGTTGCTGGATCATTTGGTGTCGTAATCACAGCGGACCACTCACGACCTTCCCAATCTGTTATCCGAACTTCTTCTCCAAGATAATCTGCAATAAATTGTTGTAAATCAATAACTTCTGCCTGCGTCAAACCGGAAAAAGTTACACTGACATGTTGTATTTTTGGCCAATCAGGATCTGCAAAAATTACAAGATTGCCACCACGAGTTTCACGATTAACACGATCCATTGACGCTCGATCAATATTACCAAAGTTTGGAGCTCGTAACGTTACAGTATCACTGTTACCACCAGTAACCGGATATGACAGCATAAAACGAACATTGTCTGGAAGACCTTGGCTAAGTGGCAAACTTGCTGACGGTGGCGTTGGTGCAGCTACTGTAGTTTCACCTATAAATATCGCGTATTGTTTGTCACTGCAAGGTGTTTCTATATAATAGGTTAATGAATGACCTAACCCAGAATCTGTTGTAACAGACCTAACAAAAATACCATCTAGCCCAACTGTTTCATCAAAATCCAAAGTAGTGACAACAGCTCCTGCAAATTTAGCCACTAACACACTATCCTCAACTTGAAAGGTTGTATATGCACCATAATGCAGCCTAGATAAATACTCATCAAAATTTAACACACTTTCAAGATCTTGTGGATAGGCTGTTCCAACGCCATCTGTAAACGTTAAGGACTCATTTACTATTTCTTTGAAAGTCGTAGGTGTATGATCTACAAAATTAAGAACAGTCCCAACAACTTCACGGTATGGCCAAATAGCTGTTACTGAATCAGTAATAGTTAATGTTTCCGGCACATACCGCCAATTACCAGTTTCTACATATACGTCATCACTAATAGTAAGAATATCAGAGGCTGGTGTAGTCTCGCCATAAAAAATTATTTCAAGAACACTATCACCAAGATCAAGACTTGTGATTAAATTGTAAACTTCGTCACTTAAAGCGGCGTCATTGATTGTAAGTGTGTCATCAGTATTAACCGTAAATATTAGACCTGCCGTATCCGTTATTGTTAGTGTTTCATTTACAGATTGTTCACGTATAAATGGATCACTTTCAGCCAGGTCATTTAGTGTTAATGTATCGTTAACATCTTCTGTAAATATTTGGACTGATAAATGAAGCACTTCCACATACAACCGACTAACACGAAGAGCACCACCTCCAGAACCTAAAACCTCAGCATACTGACGAGTAACACGTAAAGCACCACCGCCTTGTGTTAGTACCTCTCCATATTGTCTTGTTACACGTAGAGTCATTTTAGAATCCTAATTTGGCGTCAAATTTTATTAGCCAACTTCAACACCAAACTGTGCTGCATTTACACCTGCAAGTGACCATGCAGAATTTGTATCAGGATCTACCTCATCGAGGCGCATCTTAGTAATATATGAGGTGGTATTTACTGATTGAGCAGAACCAGAATAAATTGTAGTTCCAGATCTAATAGGCTGTTTTATGCTAAATGTATTAGCATCTGTTTCCCTACAATCAGCACAAAGTTGAACACAGGATATAGTTGGAGCACTTGTTAAATTACTGTATTCAAAAAGATCCCTATCACCAGAATCATCATCTTCAACATATGTTACATTATCGTCGCAAGGATTTTCGTCAACATCATCGTAGTGAGTACCAGTTGCAGGAGTCTCCCAACCTACCGAATAATCACTTTCTGGGAAAATTGTTTGAACTCGACTGTTGCCAAGAAAATTATTGTTTGCAGTCCCAGTGCTATCAAGAATATACAAATCATCAATANATAATCTAGCAGATGTTTGTGNAAAAAATCTTACATTATCATGATAAGCATTTGTTCCAGCTTTTGTATCAACGCCTGATGCAGTTAACGCAGCAATCTGAGTTCCACCTAATTTAACTTCATAAGTTCCAGTAGTATCATTACATTTTACTTTAAACTCAATATAGTACCAAGTGTACGTATTCAATTTTAAAGTTGAAGTTACAGCTAATTGAGTCGTACCACGATAAACACCAAGCTCGCCGTTATAAAAACGTAAATTCATCCCCGAAGTTGTACCGTCATACAATGACAAAAAAGCTGCAAATGCAGCACCATAACCATCAAATTGAACGGCACAGCCTACAACTATAGTATCGTCTGTTGTAAGATTTGGCGTTCTAATATAGTAACCTGTAAGCCCCAATTTTATTGAATAGCCACTGATACGACCAGTCTCAACAGATATATTTGAAGTAGAAGCATCAGCATATTTCCGCGTCAAAATACCACTAGGCNATACAGCACCACTTGTCCCATAAGCCTCAAAACCATCTACCCAAAGCATTGCCATATTAAACCTACCTTACATCAACTAAGATGTACTTCTTATTAGCCGACCTCAACTCCAAACTGTGCAGAATTCACATCTGCAAGTAACCATGCAGCGTTTGTATTAGGATCTGTTTCTGCAAGTCTTTTTCTTATAGTATATGAAGTAGTATTAACTGATTGCGCAGAGTCTAAATAAACTGTACCACCTGATCGAATAGGAAGTTTTATGCTAAATGTATTTGCCTCTGTTTCCCTACATTCAGCGCAAACTTGTATACAAGATATATTTGCAGCAGCATCTAAATTAGTAAATTCAAAAAGATCCCTGTCACCAGAATTATCATCTTCAACATAGGTCGAATTATCATCGCAAGGATTTTCGTCAACATCATCATAATGAGTCCCATTTGCAGGAGTCTCCCAACCTACTGAATAATCACTTTCTGGAAATATTGTTTGAATTCGACTAGTACCAAGAAAATTATTATTTACAGATCCAGTATTATCTAGGACATACAAATCATCAATAGTCAACATTGCGGATGATTGCGAAAAAAATATCACATTATTATGGTAATCATTTGTTCCAGCTTTTGTATCAACGCCTGATGCAGTTAATTCAGGGATCTGGATACCATTTAATTTAACTTCATAGGTTCCAGTAGTATCATTACATTTTACTTTAAACTCAATATAGTACCAAGTATTACTTGATAAGCCCAAAGTTGAAGTTACAGCTAATTGCGTAGTACCACGATAAACACCAAGCTCACCATTATACCATCGAAGATTCATCCCCGAAGTTGTGTCATCATACAATGACAGAAAAGCTGCAAAAGCGGCACCATTACCACTAAACTTAACGGCACAACCAACTACTATAGTATCAGCAGTTGTTAAGTTCAATGTTTTAATAAAGTAACCTGTAAGCCCCAATTTTATTGAATAGCCACTGATACGACCAGTCTCAACTGTTATATTAACTGTTGATGCACTAGCATATTTTCGAGTAAGACAGTCACTTGGTAATACAGCACTACCAACANTCGTTCCATATGTATCAAACCCATCCATCCAAAGAATTGCCATATTAAACCTACCTTGCATNAATAAAATCTAGGTGCGAGAANATAATCTCGCACCCAGATAACACACAGAGGGAGAATTATGGGATGGTAATAGTATACGTAACCTTCAAAGTATCACCGTTACCAACAGCCGGGTTTGAACTAAATGTTGCCACAGCCCAAAGAGTACCAGTTGTACCCCCCTTAGTATTATTACTAGTAATAAAGATACCCTTCAATGTGGCAGTAGCATTTATTGCAAAATCAACGGTAGTGGAGTTTGTAATCGCACGCGATGCAGCAGCATCAGCAGTCCACTCCGGTCGTGTGCCAGCTGCATAGACTGTACTCTCAGACCAACCAGTATGCGAGCCCATAGTGTCACCAACGACCCAGCCAGTATATCCTGAATTATCAACAAGGCCAATATACCATGTTGCAATCTGAGAACCACCATTAAATTCAGTTTCCAAAATATGGTTTGCACCTACCGTAACAACCCCATTTGGCACCCGATAAATGCCTAACAGCTTACCAAACTTGTCTCGGTGCTCAACAAGAAAGAAGCCGCGTACTGTGAGTAGACTTCTCATAGAAAACCCTCCAAAATTTTGCAGACTTTACGTCACAAAACTCAGTGCCATTGTTTCGCGGCGGAAGTCTGCTTAAATCCGCGCGGCTACTTTTTCTGGCACTAATCTTTAATTCAATGTTGCTGTACCTCTTCGTAATTCACGTCGTAATGAATTTGCAATATCACGAGCTGTCTGACGGGAAGTTTCACCTTGCATTACTGATACATTAATATCACCAATATTTGTAACTGCCCCGCCAGAGTCTTTATACACTGGATTTTGTCCCGCATTCAATGCTTGCAGCTGGGAGAAAAATTGTCTCGACGACTTAGAATTGACAACAAACTCACCAGGAGATAACATTGCCGGTATCGTATCAACCCACCGTGCCATCCCACCGCCAGCCAAATGTATCATGCCACCCCTCGCAGCACTCGCACTGGCCT